TGTGATCTGTCTCCAGCCTGGGAAGTTGAGCGTTTCAAGCAGGGCCTGCCGGTCGATGGCTTGCTCCCTGTATAGATCAAGAGCCTGCTCCTGGCGCTGTATAGAGGTCTTGGCAATGGTGGAGTCACTCTCGATGACGTAGTTGAACCGTCGTCCAACCAGATCAATACCAGTGAAGTGGACCGGCTCATCTCCGTAGACAATCATCTCCTCCTGGATGCCAAAATTCTGGAGGAATGAGATATTCCAGCGGCCTCTCATGCGGCAGAGATACTCGGTTGCCCGAATCTTGTGACGCATGAGGACCGCATTCTTTTCCTGGAGCTGAAGCAAACCAGACGCAGATCTGACGCCCTGCGGATTGACGCCCCGGTCGGCATCTTCTATCTGCCAAACCCGGTCATGATAGCTGGTCAGCAGATCCAGGATATTAAAGAAATTACTCGGTAAGTTGGGGATATCCAGGTACTCAATCCGGGCTCCCGGTCGGTTTGGCATTAGTACCAGTGACGGCTTGTTGTTAATCATCGTCTTGCTGATGCCGCAGCCTTTTTCCACTATCAGGGTAGGAAAGAGCGCTTTGTTGCAGTACTGGATCATCCGGGAAACAATCTCGTTGATCCGCTTGTTCAAGGGACCTGCCTGCTCCCCGGCTGAAAAACCCCAGATCGAACTGGTGTCCTCGTAAGAATTGACATAGTAAAAAGGAATCCGTCCCCAGGCGAAGGTATTTTTGATCTCGTCTTCCAGCTCTAAATTGATATTCGGGTTCGCCATGTCGGAAAGCAGGACATCCCGGTTGCATATGGTGATGACCCGGATACCGTCTGGATACCGGGGTACTTCAATGGTGGTGGCCTCTCCATTCCGACTCTCTCCGGTCGGCACTGTTATCGTTGAGAAATCCCAAAGCCAACACTCAAGGACCAGGGCCTCCCCTTTCGAATGACCACCAGAGAACTGATCCTTGCGCTTCTTTGTGTCCAGAACGACACCCGACGTGGTATTGGACAGCACCTGATTCGGCCTGGCTTCCTCTCTCTCCTGGCGACCCAGGATCGTCGTAACGTCCTCGGCCTCAATCCCCTCTACACCATAAGTGGCCTCTACCTGTTCCACCGGCATGGTGTATGCGTGGATCTGATAAGGCATCTCCTGGTTGTCGGCATAATAACCAGGAGCCGGAAAATAAGAGTACCCGTCCAGGACTACCGGCAAATACTGCCTTTTGTCCGGGTCCCAGGTCGCCTTTTCTACCGTGATCCCGTAAATTTCACAGTTCTGCACCGACCGGCAGAGAACCGCCTGCTGTTCAGTCTCGTTCCACCACTTTTTCATGTACATGGTCAGAACCTGATCCATGAGATCGTACTGCCCATCCAGGTCCACTACCTCTGCAACCGGATTCTGAGCCGTGATATTGGCTATCGTCCGCATGACGTTCGCAAAGAACAGATTCACCGATGCAAGCTGCTGATTGCGCCCCTTGCTGCCCCAATGATTCCCTCGGAATAGCTGATAGTTGGTTGCGTTCCGGGCCATAATGCCTAAACGCTCTTTTTCCGCATAGGAATCCTCGAACAAACCCCAAACCCAACTTGCCAGGTCGGGGTGTTCGAGGGGAGCAGGGTTGGTGGCAGAGTAGTCACCTATGGGCGGTAAATTGACAGTATCCATTATCTGTGATCCTTCGCAGCCTGTTCAGCAATCCTCTCGGAAAACTGGCTGACAAATCGGTCATGAGCCTCTTTGGTTAAGGGATTTACGGGCGGAACCTTCAAGTCGTCCTGGGTGAACTCGTCCTCAAGATTGAATGAATCACCTGTCAACGGATTGAGACCAACCAGGGGCTCGTGAGACTCCCGCTTGGTCCGGTAAACCAGGAATCCCCCTAAGATCACGCCGCTGATTGTAGCGATCCATCCGGCTACGAACGTCCAGAAAATTGCATAAAGTACGGTATTTTCCATAAGCTTCAGACGGCGAGATTAAACACCGCCTCCTCTCCTTCTGTGGCCTCTAACCAAGGCTGCTCGATTAAAAGTGAATGGACCATCCCTCCAAGGAGACCTACCGCCGGATGATCCTGGGGTAATCCCCTGTCAGCATCCAGCTTGCTGAAACCCTGGAGATGGGACTGGACTAAATTGGCGACGGGGAACACCAGCGTCCCCTTCGATAAAACGCCATAGATTTGACGTAGGTATAATGAAAAGGCATGGGGCAACCGCAGATCCACGGTATCCTTGATATATAGCCCGTAATCAGGGCCGAGCCTGCGCTCCAGAGCTTCCGATATCTTCATTACAATCGAACTGAAACGCCGCTCATCGCCGTAAAACCAGGGCAAAAGGCGGGAGTCCTCCCCGAAACCGTATTTGACTCGAAGCTCAAGGATCTTGGGCAGAAGGGAGAAAAGGTCCTGCGATTCGTAGGCTTCAAGGACGGAGAACCTTAATTTCGGCTCGGTTTGGACCCCCATAATTATGATGACGCCTGGGGAAAGCCCCATCATATAAGCTATCCCACCAACAATGTTGGTGTAGTACTCTCCTGTCTCGGTGTGCCTGAACGTCGGCTCCCTCAACCTCATGGCACGACCCGTTATCTTGGCCCAGTCCTCTCTGGCACTTTCTGTACCGGCCAAAAATTGGGGTTTCTCTATTTTGATTATCGATTTCATGCAGGCACCTTGAGCTTTAACTTCCCCTCAGGGGCCAGGGGAGCTTCACATTCGGGACAGAGGAGACACCCAAAACCTGCACTGGGGTCTGGAACCGGCTGATCCCAACCGTATGAGGCAAAGGGTTCCATGAGCGTAATTTGGGTGGGGTTCGCTGGGAGGGATATATTAAAGAGGGGGGTCGTCTGGAACCGGGCCTGACCACATGACGGGCAGAGGACAGGCACACCTGCACCCAGGCTGCGGGGACGCCCCACCCACTCCCCCGGCGCTACCTCTATAGCCTCATGGGTTACCGATTTTCCGACGATTGATAGTTGTCTGGTGCAGCCGAGCTTGGTTTGAAACGGTTTCCCCGCCGTTGTCGTGACATCCGTCATGCGATCTTTTCCTCATTATGATGTACAATAGTTCTCATTCGATTGTGGTCTATGTTTGTCGATGTGCTGTATCGCCTACAGCCATGCGGTTCTCTATGGATAACGAATGCGAACTTTTCTATAATAGTTCCCATTAGACCAGGCCCTCGAAAAAGCTCGAATGCTCGATTTCTGTGGCATATCGCAGGGCATCCATGCTGTGGTTGTTCCTATCTTCCGGGATGGGCAGGCTTTTGCCGTCCTTATCCTGCTTCCAGGACCAGGTATTAAGCTCGTTGATGATGTGCTGTAGGCTTGGATCTACATATATTTTGTGCTGTCGCAGCCACTTGATACCGTGCAGGATGCTGTCTTTGCCCTTTTTCACGGGTCTGGCGTCGATGCCGTCCGCCTGGAGTTCGGCTATTGATTTGGGTTCGGCTGAATCGCAGAAGATGGGTTCCTCTCCAATGGTCGGGGCAAGCCGCCTTGCAATCTGCGGATTTGTGAGCTTCAACTCTTCCCAACCGTCGAAAATGAATATTTCTCGTTTTTTCTTGTCGTAATGCAGCCTCACAAAGGCGTTGGGGTCACTACTATAGCCAAAGTCGAAACCGTTGCGTATCCGGTCAAAATTGGCCCTCAGGCTTGAAAGTTTCTTACTTTCCCAGTTAGTAATGATCGCGTCACCTAAAACTCCCCAGTTGCCGAGCGTATACACATCAAACCAGTACTTATCCGTCTCATCCTCCAGAGCTTGGCAGTCCTGCTCAGTCAGGAACCGATTATCCTTGTATGTAGTCTTAAGGATTCGCAGTCCCTCGTCCTCGAACAGTTTCTGGTCATCCTGCCAGCCGTTGGGCGTGAAGTACTCTCCTACGAGCCAGTGGGTTTTATAGATAGGGTTGAATGATAGGATTATGCGCTTGACTGTTTCTTTTCCCTGATATCTTGCCAGGCCTCTCAGCCTTTTGCGTAGCTGCTTAATATCTTCGAGTGTTGCCTCTGTGGCCTCTTCGTACCAGACGTCGGTCAACGGGTATGAGTTGGCAGGAGTTATCGACTTGATTTTTTCAGGATCGTCCATCCCTGAGAAAAGGATTTGAAACCCGTTGATGCAGGTAGCGTGTCCCTGGCTTGGCACGACTCGGAACAGGTGGCCGACCTGGAGGTTTGTAATTGCTTTCTGGACTTCGTTGAGTAATGATTTGCCGACCGATTTGCTCAATTTTCTCAGACATAAGTAATTGTGACCGCCTTGTAGGACATCAATCACCATTCTGTGGGCCAGGAAATTGCTTTTGCCGGATGATGAGCCGCCGTAAAAGATTTCCAGGGGCTTCGGCGCATCCAAATAAGGGATATAGACATCATTGAACAACGACAGCCCAAATTGAGCGTCACAAATGATATTGGGTCTATTCCCGGTCATCGACGTAGCTCACCTTGACGACCTTGGGGCCGCTTTCATCCTGGAATCTGTCGATGAAATCACCCTGGCTCTTACCGAGCAATTCGGTGGCCTTAAGCCGGTGCTTCAGTGGGACGGTTGGGTCAAGGGCCAGCCTCGACCACAATTCCTGGCGTTCGGTCCTGGTCATGATCCCATCTTTGACAGCCTCAGCCCTCTTGAGAGCAATCAACTGCTTGATGATGGGATTTCTCATATTCCTACACGCTGCTTTTTTAGCTGCGATACCGGGGGAATATCCAGCCGCTTCGGCGGTGGCCTTGCCTTGGCCGGACCACAACGCAACAAATCTTTTTTGGTTTTCGGTCAGTGCGTCATAGTCGGCTTGCAAATGTTCTGGTATGTCCATAGATATAGCTCCGCTCTGTCGTTTACGCCTATTATATTAGGGGTTTAGAGCCGGGCTGATTCTCAGAGGTTTATCAACGTATAAAGAGGTTTAAAGACGTATAAAAAGACTTGACAGCATCCTGGGCGAGCACTTTATTTATCCTTATCAACTTTTTAGGTTGACATACCCACTTAAAAGGTGTATTTATTAGATGTAAGACACAAAATAACCCCAGGAAAAAGGAGACAAACATGAAAAAAACATTCAAACACTCAAAATTTACTGTTACCTTCACCGATGCAGACGGCTATTTCAGCCTCACCGGAGACTGTGATGGCTCCGGCGGAGCAGTCGGGGATTGTGTAGCCAAAATCTACCCGGACTTGGCCCTTCTCAACGACATGCATCTGGCTAACCGTGAAACCGGCGCACCTATGCATGCCTGGGCGAATGCTGAATACTGGTTGAGACAGGGAAAAATGGCGACTCTCCGTAAACATCTCAGAGTGGACTCAGATCTGTTTGACAAGTATGTGGTACAACAGTCTGTTGTCATAAAAGCCATTGAAGAGCGAGACCTGGACGATAACCCGAAGTCCCGGAGACTTAAAAACGCGAAGGTCGGCATTCTGCATGATAAGCTTCTGGGACTCAAAGCCGACATAGAGTCTTTTTGGGCTGACCAGGTCGATGAAGTGTATGACCTTGTCAATTCTACCGAATCAAACCTGGTTGGCCGCTTCGTGAACCCATTTCTCAGCCCGGATGAATTCATCTCTGAAGATTACCGGGAACACTATGAAAACTCATTTACTGATCAAGATTCAGCCGACAAAGGGATTGCTGTAGCCATGGAAGAGGATATCGACTTCCTGGAAGTTGAACAGGCGTCCTGGGACGACAATCTCTTTATGGCCGGTGGCCGGGAGTATAACGTCTATACTGACGATGAAGCCGATGATGCCTGGAATGAGAGTCTGGACAATTATCTTGATGAATGTGTCCTGCCGGAACTGCCGGAGCAGATGCAGGGATACTTCGACCGGGAAGCCTGGAAATGTGATGCCAGGCACGACGGGCGAGGCCATAGTCTCAGCAACTATGATGGGCATGAAAGGCATCAATCAACTGAATACGGTGGTGAATATTACCTTTACCGAAGATAAGGAGGCATTATGACTAAACAACATATCGAATATAAAGGCTTTGACATCTACATTGAACAAGACATAGAACCCCAGAACCCCCGCACGGAATGGGACAATCTTTGCACAATAGTGTGCTGGCATCCCCGCTATAATCTTGGCGATACTCACAGTCTCGGAAATAGCGATGATCTTTACGAATTCCTGGCAGATCTGGACCCGGATGATTTTGAAACCTATGAACAGTGGCAAAATCTAGTTTCAAAGAAAATTGCGGCCATGATAGACACCCATGAATTGTTTATCAAGCCGGTTTACTTGTATGACCATTCAGGGCTGTCTGTCTCAACATCTACCTATACGTGCCCATGGGATAGCGGCCAGGTAGGCTTTATTTATGTCACAAAAGAAACGCTGGACAAGGAAGGGCCGCACCATTACACGCCGGAGCAGGTCAGCGATATTTTAGATGGTGAGGTCGAAACCTACAACCAATATCTGACTGGCGCAGTGTATGGCTATACTGTGACCCATTCAGACTATGGTGATCTCGATTTGTGCTGGGGTTTTTTTGGATATGACCATGAGAAAAGCGGTTTGCTGGCTGCAGCTCAGGCCTCTATTGATTACGAAATCAAACGTATAGCTAAAGAAGAGGCAGAAGACCGGGCCGCTTATCAGGCCAAAAAACACTCAAAAATCAAAGGATGGATCAAGCACCGAGTCCCTTATCAATACCGGATATATCCCGCATAATAATAAAGCCGAAACGCCCTTCGGGGCGTCTGGCCGGGTGGGTCCCGGTCACTGATGAGGCAACCAAAAAAAAAGGAGATTTTATGTGGGCGAAACCAACCAAAGAAATGCTGGCAAACGTACCGGAACTTTACGCGACGGAAGACACCCCCCTCAAAGACAAGGTGATCCACCTTCATTTTTTCCTCGGCGGCTGTGATTGGTACATCGCTGAGTATGACGGCCAGGACACCATGTTCGGATACTGCGTCCTGAACAATGACCTGGAAATGGCCGAATGGGGCTATGTCTCTTTTACCGAGCTTAAAAACCTCAAGGTCGGTTTCATGGAGGTTGACACTGACCTGCACTTCGGGACCCCCAAGGCCTGCGAGGTTGACACCATCTGCAAAGGAATGCGCTGGTAAGCCGAAACGCCCTTCGGGGCGTCGTGTCCGGGTGATGCCGGATGCCTGACGATGGCAGTCAGAAACCAAAACTCCCAGGAAAGGAGAAGACTATGACAGGATACACGCGAACAGGGTGGAACCGCTATCTGGTTGCCGAGAGGGCAATCTCCGGGATGGTCGGGTCCGGGTTACTCACTGAGTTTTTCAACGGGGTCAAGGCTCTGGCAAGGAGGTTTTATGGAAAAGTTTGATTTTTACGCCGATCCTAGCCACGGTTGGGCCAAGGTTCCCAGGAAGCTCCTGAAGGAACTCAACATCGACAAAAAGATAACGTCTTACAGCTATGTCAAGGGCGCCCATGTGTACCTTGAAGAGGACCTGGACCTTCAGATTTTTTGCAATGCCATGAAAGAGGCCGGGAATGAGGTAGCCTTCACCGAACACCATACCAACAGCCCGTCCAGGATCAGAAGCTACAACAGATATCAAGGAGGGAAGTAAGATGAGAATAAGCCAGATGAAAAGGATCAAACCCGGACACAAGGTAGCAGTTTCAACGCATCCCGCAGCCACTTGGTTTTTTGTTGTGGAGGTAGGTCCTGGCCCGAAACTGGAAATTCAAGAATCGAATCTTTATCGCCCTCAGGTCATCGACATCTGCCAGGTGGTAAGGCATAAGGCAATCTAAAGCGAAACGCCCTGGCTGCGGTTGGGGCGTCTGCCTGGGAGGGTTCCCAGGTACTGATGAGCAACCGAACCAGGAAAGGAGATCAGATGGCTAAGAAACTGACAAAAGAGGAGGCAATCAAGCGCGGCAAAGCTTGGTGCCAGGCAAATTATGAGCGTGGAGCCGATACCATGGTTGAAGCCTGGGACGATGAGTCCTGGGAAGACCTGTGGGACAGTACAGGCAGCTACACCGCGATGATGGTTATCCTGCGGAATGTCGCTGCTGTTTATCGGGATCGGATCGCAGACGCAAAAAATTCTGTTTTTTAGGAGGCAAAATGAAAAGATTCCAGGTTAATGTAGAGTACACAACCCGGTCCATCTGCGACTACGACTGTGTATTCCGGTTTCGGATCTCCAGGCGGACGGAAAAGAACGTCTGGGTTTATGGCGAATCCCTGGATAAACCGACCAGGAGAGCCGTTAAACGTGATGGTGAGGGCGAATATATCCTCCCTCTTGGCAACTACTCAATGGCCCCAATGCTGAGGGCGTAAGGAGATTGATATGAGTTGTAATGACACTTGCCGACCGATGCTAACCAGCATGAGGCGGGTCTTACGGGGCGAGAAAATCGATATCGATGCAAAAGCCAGGGGTATGTATGTGGATGGCCCCAGTGGGTTCAAAAGCCGATATTATTGGGTAAGGAATAGCCAGGGGGCCGTGATCTGGGAAGGGTCTGCATGTTGCAAGTGGGCAGCTCGGTACTATGGCCTGTTGAGACTGGCAGATAGAGAGGAATGATGACAACGAGAACGCTGAAGGTTTCCACGGCCGGAGAGCCTACCGTCAAGATCAAGGCGGACTATTCAAACGGAGCCGCCCAGGCCCTGATGCAGTATTTTGACACCCCGGATGTTTACCACGTCCGGGGAAGCCTCTGGATGGAAGGCTGGGCGGAGTTCTCAATTAACGGAAAACTTTACCTGGTGACCGAGAGGCACTGAAGGAGGAAAGATAACTATGAATCCAAAAGGCTCAAAAGTAGCGGTCGATCCCGTCCGAGATCTCAAGGATCTCCGGGGGATCACCAAGGCCCTGAGAGGCTACCCCCGTGACCTGCTGCTCTGGACCATGGGTATAAATAACGGCCTGAGAGCCAGCGACCTGGTGCGGACCAGGGTGGACCAGGTCAAGGACGCGAAACCTGGCAGTGTGGTCCATATCACTGAGCAGAAGACCGGCAAGGCCAACGTCCTGGTCATCAACAAAGCGGTCCACAAACTCCTGGCGGACTACCTGGCGGACTGCACTGGCGAGTATCTGTTCGCCAGCCGGAAAGGCGGACATCTGACCAGCAAAAGCGTTGGTCGCCTGGTCAAAGACTGGTGCCGGAACCTGCATGGTAATTATGGAGCGCATACCCTGCGGAAAACCTGGGGATATCACCAGCGGGTAAACCACGGGGTTGGGTTTGAGATCCTGTGTAAACGATACAATCACAGCAGCCCTGCGGTAACCATGCGTTACCTGGGGATCGAGGACCGGGAGGTCCATGAAATTTTAATGAATGATATAGGATAAGGAGACGACACTATGAAAAAGGTTATCAATGGCAAAATCTACGACACCGAAAAGGCAACAGAGATTTTTTCTTACAGCTTCAGCAGCCCACGGGATTTTAATTATGTCAACGAAACCCTGTACCAGACACCCAGGAGCAAGGTCTTTTTCCTGGCTGGTGAAGGCGGAGCCAATACGAAATATCGGGTAGCTGTTGGGCAGAACGAATGGTCAGGCGGCGAAAAAATATGTCCTCTGACAAAAGAACAGGCCCTGGAGTGGGCTGAAACCTACATGGATGGCGATGATATCGAACGGTACTTCGGAGACATGATCGAAGACGCATAACGTCAAAAGCCGGTCAAATTTGACCGTTTTGACCGAAGGGCCTGGGCGAAAGCCTGGGCCTTTTTTTATGTCAAAACAATTTCGGGATTTTCTTGATGTCCTCTGCGATTTCGCTTTCAATCGCATACCAGGGCGATTTCACGCCACCGCCTTTTTCTTTGTATGCCCGGATGATACCTTTTTGGCATAGCCGACGGGCTGTATCCAGGCCGCAATTAAGCCGCTTGGCTATACGCCGCAGGCCGTAGTACCACTCTTCACGATTCCCCATATCGCTCCCGTTTTTTTTCTGCCCACAATAAAATTTTTAGCCGAATTTATCAAGCCCACAGGAAACAATAATTTTGCTGTAGGAGTACATATTTCACGAACAGCAAACATTTTATAGGGGATACTATCTATATGCCTAAGGGTTTACCCTTAGTGGTAATCAGTTTTTTTTTTGCTACGGTCAAACTATACCATTAAAATCAATAATGTTTGCACGGAAAAAACGTGTTTTATATGCTTGACTTTCCGCAAAAAAGCCGGTATTCAAAATTTGCTTGAAGTAAAACCCGGTTGTCTTGGGCGAATAAAAGCGTTGCCGATGTTATAACTATTTTAACAACTTACATGCAAAGGGGTGTTTTATGAGGATGTTGGTGACTCTGGAGGGAAATATCGCAGGCTACACTACTGGCAGGGTGTCTGTTGGCGATTTTACTATCGTCAGGACTAAGGAGGACATCCTGCCGTTACACATGGGACGGGTGCAGAGTATCCTCACTTGTGGTGTGGAGGGTACAGACCGAAATTTATTTTTGGGAACTGAAGAGGCGGAGGGGCGCAATGGAAGTCCAGTCGAAACCAAGCGGAATTAATGGGGTGACAATAAACAGCGACACAGTCGCCGAGTTTTTAGATCGGCAGAAAACCAAAACGATTGAGAAGATACGACAAGAGGAGCAGCGGGGCGGACCCAAATACAACAAAGTGTATGCCCGGCGGTATTTCAGAAAAACAGACGGGGAGAATAGCCCGGTAATACAACTGACGAAGGAGCAGATCTTGATTGAGAATTTAAAGGAACACTATGAGGAGAAGGCAGAAAATCTAAGACATTACAAAGGCACTCAACAACGGCTGAAGGCTATTATACTGGCCATGTGCCTGCCGGAATTCCAAACTGTTAACGATCTTGGAATGAGAATTAAGGAATTGAGCGGAGTCGAAATACACAACAATGTCGTCAGTGGTCAGGTTGCCAGTATTGCCAAGCGGCATTACAATCGAGACATAACAGCGCTTATAGAGCGCAAAAAAGGCGATAAAGGTTATGAATACAGGCTCAATCCGATGGCTGTGCAATTAACGCTGGATCATCTTTTTTCACTCACTAAAAAACCTCAAAATCAATCGGAAACCAGGCGGGACGCCATTCTCAAAGTACCAGAATTGCGGGACTTATTCGATAAGTTCGCAGCCCAAGCGGGTGCCGCAACAAAGAAGGTGCCGCCGAAGAAGCTCCCCGAAAAGGTCAATAACAAAAGTGGAGAACAGCCACAGCCACCATCTCAACCAAAATCACAGGCTCAACAGACGGTGCCGCAGGATATCAATATCAACATAAATTTCAGAGTCACGTTCGGATGGGACGGCCTATAAAGTAGTGCAAGCCCTCCTCCCTGCCCATGAAAAACAGTTTCCCTAACCACCTGGGAGGAGGGTTTGTCCCCATTCAGATCTACGATTGCTCCAAAAGAGCAGCCTCCAGCAAGATCAGATAGTTGATCATATCGCCAATTTTTTCATCAATCATCGCTGGTTCCGGTTCCAGATTCCCATCCACAAGATCTTGAATACATACCAGGTGCTTCACTGCCATGCCCCACAGGGCGTTTACCTGGTTCACACCGAGTATCCGACCGGCAATCTTAAAGTTGTGCAGCCGGTCACCCCCATGGGCATACTCTTCAGCCTTGCTGCCCAGGACCTTGCCTATTTTTTCCAGACGGAGCCTTAATATACCGTTAAATTCCTCAGTCTTCATTTCGTTTCCCTCCTGCTGTTCCGGCTCATCCATCCCCAATCCCACCGGGAAGCCTCATCGGTGCCAACAGCATATGGATTCTCAGTGATCGGCAAGTTGTTGTCCCTGGCTTTCCAACCTTCCAGCACGATGCTGCTCAGACGCTTGCGATTCTTAAAAAAGTTTAGGATCTTTTTGAACATCGATTGCCCCCTTGCCCTCAAGCCTACGGACCTTTTTGATCAAAATATCGATAGCCTTTTTATTATCCATAGTCTGCTCAATTAGATCACTTAGGGCGTTTTTCAGGTCCTTATCATCTGCGGCCTTGATCTTATTCGCAAGACCATGACTGGATCGGATGCCGAATTCCCTGCAAACCGTCTGGTAATAGTTGGCACTAAAGTTGAAACCAAACTTTTCATTCAATTCCCTGGTTATTTCTACGTATGTACATCGACCGTCCAGGTTCGCCTTCTCCTCATCCAGATAGTCATACATTGCCTTTATCGACAGGTGTCTGTGTTCTTGGCTCATACTTACCTCCCCTTTATCTTACGTTTACCTTCAAATCCTCCATTGCATATTCAAGCAATAGCGCTGCGTCCGCCTCATTGTCGTCTATTGGCAGATAGCCCCGTTGCCGTGCAGCTTCCTTCATTGTCGCCTTGCCAGCATTACCCCTACCTGTGGCCCACTTTTTGAGAGTGGCTGTATGCACCGGCATCGTTTCCGCTCCAATATCGGCAGCAAATGCCAGGACATCAGTCACCAGACCGACACACAACTGAGTAGCAGCTCCGCCCCGGTGGTGTGCCTGTTCATACACGATCAGGTCTATTTTGCCTGGGCAGTAGGTTTTCAGCTCTTTCAACCAGGCTCTGAACCGTAAAAACCGGAGGCCTGAGGATTCTCCCCGCCGCAGATCGAATTCCTGGACCCCGGATGAAATCCGATGATTGAAAAATGTTGCCCAGCCTGTCTTTGTTGCCAAATCAAGTGATAAGATATTCATGCTGCCTCCATAATTTTTTCTTTCCCATGCAGCCACAGGTGATGATTTTCGCAAAACCAGATAACTGAAAGGGGCTTTGAGTAATCGTAATGGTGTCCTTGCACATTTTCCCGAATTCCGCAGATGAAACAGGGCTGTCTTTGTACCCTCCCGTCTCGGATGGCATTGCCAAGGGTTTGATGTGCATAGGCTCGGTTGGGGTGCTGCCGTCGGTATTTTTTACTCGCTCTACCGTGCGCGTCTTGCCCCTGCTCGGTTTTTTGATAAGCAACTTTCGCGGTCACCCTGTGGGGCAACTGATTCCGGCTGCGTTCATAAGCTTTGTAGTGATCAATGTTTTTTCGATAATTTCTGGACACGTCTTCCTGAGTGCAGCGTTTGCACTTGTTTAGGTGTCCATCTTTCATTTGTGGGTGTCGATAAAATTCCGACAAAGGTTTCAGTGTCCCACACTTAAAGCAAGTTTTCATGACCATTTCCTTAAAACGGGATGTCAGTCATCCTCCTCTGGGGGTTGTTGATATTCTCTTCCAGTAGAATGCTGGTTCTGATATCCGCCAGATTGCCGCTGCTCACCACCGCCAAGGAACTGAAAATCCCGGACCACGATTTCAGTAGCATAGTGTGTCTGTCCGTCTTTCTCATAGGAGCGGGTCTGGAGCCGTCCCTCGATATAAACCTGGGAGCCTTTTCCCAGGTACTTCTCCAGGATCTCGGCCTGCTTGCCGAAGGCTACCACTCTGTGCCATTCAGTCTTTTCCTGCTTTTCCCCGGACTGTTTGTCTTTCCATTCCTCACTTGTAGCCAGAGAGAAACTGGTGACCGCTGCGTTGTTGTTTGTATACCGGATCTCAGGATCTCTCCCCAGGCGTCCGATCAGCAAAACTTTGTTTAAGCCTGACATTCTTTTTCCTCCCTCATATTGTTTGATTTAAGAGCCTTTGTTAAATACCCGGTGGGGTAACCTTTGTTTTCTTTAAAACGGCCTGTATCGAACCAAAAACAGACTTGGTTTTCATTTTTGAGCATCCTCGCGCCCCTTTGTTTTTTTAAATTGCTCCCACTCCAGATCCATCCATTCCCCGGCAGACATCGTGTGACCGCACATCCCGCAGGCGATTGGGCCGTTCGGTCCTTTCCATACCCATGTCACCTTCCCTGGCCGTCTCTTTTTGCAGGCATCACATGGGCAATGCTGCACCGCTCCGCATTCTGGACATCTCATGTCAATCTCCTTACTGATTGGTTAGCCAGGGATTTCAGACCCTGGACATCCTTGGTCCCTGGTAGAAGCGCTATCGTCTCTTTGTCCTTTGCCAGTTCTTCCCAGGCTTTGACGAAGTCACGCCGGAACCACTTCAATTCATCTGATGGCATTTTTCCCAGCTTTGCGAACGACCACCGGTTTGTCATCAGGTACTCAGTCACCGGATGCTTAAAAGTGTGGGTATAGCCGTTGTACGGCGTCCAGTTGTGCTTGAAATATTGAAGGACGATGTCACATTGCAGTTCACCACTGCCTTTATCCCCAACAGACCGCTGAGTCACCTCAATGGCGTCGATGATCTCTTTGGTCGTCGGCACCGCAGGAAATGTCTGCTCTCGGTGCTTCAGTAACCAGGTGCCTGCCTGCTGGATCTGCTCGACGCTATATTCCTGGAGAGCAGCGAAGCGTAGCAACAGACTGTCATCCGTTATCTTGCCGCCGAAATCTTCCGCCAAAGCCCACATCACTTTTGAAAATTCAGCCAGGTCATAGTCATTATTCTCCATTGCGTTTCTCCCTCATTCGTTGAATAAAGCTGCTGCAAGCCTGCTTGTTCTGCTCAGATCTGGAGGACGATGATTTCCTCCCAGCCTTCCCATATGACGCTTTAATTTTCTGGAATTTGGTAAGCCCGTCCTTTTTCTTTCTCAGGCCTGCCAGGCTCAAGACATTGCCCGACCAGAATTCATCCTTGATCGCCCACCGCAGGGTTGCCATTATTTCCTCCAGCGTGAACCCATCCAAGCGGATGAGCTTATCGACAACATCCAGACTTGATTCCCTCAGGTTTGCAGCCTTGGGTGCCAGGGTAGGTTTTGTTTCTGAAATATGAGCAATGAACGAATCAACAAAGGCACAAATCTCATCTGGATATGCTGGCAACGAAACCGGAGGTGGAGTTGACGGAAGAGAGTTATTATCTCCATTCTTTACATTCTTTACATTCTTGTATGTGGTTACTTGCTGGTTACTTGCTGGTTGGCTGCTGGTTGATTTGATGGTTGATATTTTTTCCTCTTGTTGGTAAGTGTCCCAATTTACAATAGTAATTACACTAAATTTGTTGGTTGATTTGATGGTTAGATTTTGGAGGTTTTTTAAAATCTTTAGAAAAGTCCTGATGCTTTGCTGCGACAGTTTAGTCTCTTTGGCAGCAATCTTCCGGCCAAAAATAAACTGACCAGGCTCCAACTCGACTACCTGTAATCCCACCATGGCGGTGTGTTTTTTATGAGAAGCTTTCATCAGGCAGTAAAGCCAGAACTTTAAAAGCTTTGGGTTTTCGAAGACCGGAGATTCCAGGGTCCTCCGCCACAGTTTCACATAACCTCGGAACATTTAGGCACCCGATGGGAACAACTTCGATTCAAAGATAACCGACAATGATGCTATTCCTTTCGGGGTAACCCTGGCTTGTTCTGAGATTTGTTCTACTCCATCACCCAGGATGCGGGTGGTAACCTTATGTTCCATGACGCCTTGCTGGATGCGGTGCTGATAGGCCAGCCAGTTTTTGTTGCCAGCCCTTTTATAAATCCATCTGTTTTGAGATAGATAACTGAACAGGTCTTTCGGCCTTATCTGTAGGTGCTTTGCGGTATCAGTGATACACATAGACCCGTCAGCCGTGGCTATGCGATCCAGGGCCGCAACCTTCGGGGCTTGCTTCTGGACGGTGTCTTCCAGGGCAATTACTTTTTCTGTATAGGTAAGCAGAGCCGTTCTTAAAGCCAAGGGATCATCAAAGGCAATAATGGGCTGTTCGGACCTGGCTCGGCGTTCACATTCAATGAAATATTGCCGGGCCTGCTTGCCTTTTTCGTTCCGCTCGACCATGGAAAGTTCTTTCGCCATATCGAGGGAAATGTGGTAGTCCTTGGAAGGCCTACCACCAGTACTTTTTCCTAAAATTATGATAAAGTCCTGACCCTCAGAAAAACCATAGTCAGCAACCCTACTCTTGATCCAATCAGCAAAATTCTGCTTGCTTTCCAAAAATCCATGCAGATCCCTGGCATTAACTGTCTGAATACCGCCGCTGCCTTTTTCTATTTTAATAAGTTCATTCATATTATTCTCCTATATAGACCGGCTTCCCGGTCAGCTTTTG